CCACGGATTAGCCTGGTTGGAGTTTGCCCCTATTGAATAAGTAGGGGAATCGTTATAACTTTGCCGTGCCGCCAGTGAATTAGAATATTTTATTGGGGCAATGGCGTTTACTAGTAGCGATCCGGCGGTCATGACAGCAGCGGCGGCAACGGCGCCTCCATAAGCCCCGCCAATCCATCCAGCAGTAGCCCAGTATTGCTGTGTAGCTATTGACGCCACCACCACGACAATGGTCAGAATCGTCCGCAGGGGATTTTTTCCACCACCGCCGCCATGCAGAGGAGCATAAACAAGAATATGAGATGCAACATCGGGGACAAGATGCCATTCTCCGAGTGGAATGGGAAGCCCATCAACTTCAACGAGATAGGCATCAGACCACGCAGACTGATCCATTCGCTCCACGATCTGCCGAATTGTCATCCCATGCTCAACCTGCATGACCTTCGGCGCATGGAAAGCCAGTGGGCTAACTATGATTTGTCGATTATCCACCTGTAGAATCCCTCAACTCTTTGTTTCCATTGTAGTCCGGTAAATTCCTCTACTGTCGAATCTGTTCCATCCATGATATGCAGCATCCGCCGTCGGTCAATGACAAGCCCTGCATGGCAAACAAGGCCGTTAACACGCAGCAAAATCACATCATATGGAATAGGCGTCTGTACTTGCCGCCATTTTAATCGTTCCTCTTTCATTGTCCTGGCCACCCGCCTGAGCGAAGCCAGCGAATCAGTAACAAAGATTTCTGCATAATCCGGCAAATCAATTCCAAGTTGCTCGCGGTAAACCATTACGATTAATTTCCAGCAATCGCAACCCTCTCTATCATTGCCGTTTTTTAAAAATGGAATTCCGATGTAATTTTTAATGTTCATGAAAACAATCCCGTAAAATAAGAAGGTGTGAAGGATCCAGCCGGATAAGGCTCGGACTCCAGCGTCTCTAATTTCAATGTTCCTGTGATAGTGGTCGCATTATACTGTATATTCACCAATTTAAACTCTGGCCAACTTGCGTCCACAGTATCAAGTGCATTGTCCATAACAAGATCAAGTTGACATGTTACCGGCGTGTAAACACTTCTGATCGTCTCCATGTATGCGCGGTGAATATTGTCGATCTCGAGTTGCATCTCCCCCGGGCCTTCATCTGTTTCGTCGGGCAATTTAATTCTCACCGGAAGGAAAAAATATGTTTTCCCATTTGATATTGTGCCATAAACTTTTTCTGTATCAGTTGTAAATTCTGTCAGTTCCTGCGTTGGGTCGGTGCTTATTCTGATATCATCGGCAAGGTCTGGGTGTGAAAGTGTTATTAAAGCGATAGGAACGCGGCCCGTTTCCTGCGCAAAGGCGGCCTGACGAAAATTTAACGAAGTAGTAGTCATATATCCTCCTAAGGCAATATCTCCAGAGATAAGCTTACTTCATACACTTCCGGTTCAACTGCCGTCCATGATGGAGACTCGGTAAATCTCATCTCGCATGCGGCTGTATGCGCCGGCGGTTTTGTCCATGAAAATCGCAGAGAACCACCGAGCAATGTAGTGTTATAAAATGTTTCCAACATTGTTAATTGCGCTGCGGTCATTACCATCTTCCCAGATATAGGCTCTATTCCTGCTGTAAACCTTCTCCGTACCTTTGCCGGCCCAGCGTCCATATCGGATTTGATTGTCGTTTCCGCAAAGGACTGGCTGTATCCATTGACGAACAACTGTTGAGGTAATTCTGTCGGCCAAACTGGTACGCTCATTTTTTACCTCCCCGTTAACTGCGTTCGTGCGCCGTAGTTGGCACGCATCGCCTTATTTGATTGCGAGCCGAACTGACCGAGCTTTTTCGCGACAGCTTGATCGATATAAACGTCGATGGCCTTTCCGCCGTCCGCTGTGGCGCGTTCCTGCGTCGTGACGTTGGCTCCCACATTATTATAGATGTTTACCTCTGTGTTGCCACCGGCAGCCTTAACGCCTAAGTCCCCGCCGATTCTTGTCAGAGGCATTACCGCCTCCGGCCCTGCCTCGCCCATAAGCCCGGCTCCCCTGGCCATAGGAAAAACAGTCGGTCTGTCCACGATCCCGCCACGGGCAAAAGGAATAACGTTGCCGCCCTGAAAGACGTTGCCTTTGGCGACCCAGACAGCCGGCCCAGTAGTGGCAGGGATGCTCGCAGCGCCTCCGAAGAGAGAGCCGATACCGCTGGAGATTCCCCCGAATAACTTCGATGTGATATTCTGATAGATCATCATTCTCAGGAGGTCATCAATCATCGAATCGATCATTTCCCTAAAGCTCATTTCCCCTGTCCGGGCAAACTTTACTATTGCATCGGCGCTATCTCGCCCCCATCCCTCGATTGCGGCCTTGAGTTCACTGATATCGCTTTTTTCTCTCTCAAGGATTCTCGCCTTCTCTGCGGCATACCATTCATCCAGCTTTGCTTTGTCGTCTATATAAGCCGCATATTCATCATACGATGATTGTAGTTGCTGCAATTCATATTCTGTCGTAGATAGCGTTGCTCGTTTATGAGCCTCGGAGAATTCGGCCTGTTTTTTTTCTTTCTCCTTTTCGTATTCTTCATGCATCTTCATCTGGAGCTTGAGCGCTTCTTCTTCCTCTTCAGCCTCAGTTTTTTTGGCTTTGATGGCCGCCTTACCGGCCTCGATTTCTCTTACCAGGTCTTCAATCCGCTTCTTGTGCTCCGTGGATAGCTCGGCATACTTACCTTTTTCAAGTTCCCAGAGAACTTTTTCAACTTCTGATTTGTCTCCCAGCAATGCCAGCTCGCGCTCAAGGTCTTTTATGGCTGCCTGCCCGCGCTCGATAGTGGCATCGCGTTTTGACGCCCCGCCGCCTAACCCGCCGCCTTCAGTTTTATTCGTTGCCATAACGGGAACATTGGGAGCGGTCGGAACCTTAGGGGCTGCCGGCTTGCCTTTCGCCTGCGATTCATTGTAATCATCAACTTGCTTTTGTAGTCTGGAAACTTCTTCCCTTGCGCTTTTGATACCACGGATTTTGTCGAGGAAGTCTGTTGATATTCCGACTTTGCCCAGCAATTTATCGGCAAACGCAACCGCTTTATACCTATCCTCCAGTTCCTTTAGTTTCTCCTTTGCGCTGTCGAGATTCTTTTCTAGTCTGGTTATGTCATCCCCGGCTACGCCGTAAACCTGCGATGCCAATTCCTCGCCGAGCCATTTCGTAAACTCCACGGTCTTTGATATAGCCGTCAACACCTTCTCGAATGCGGTAACCATCGCATTGGCCAGGGTTTGAGCGTTTTTAATCGTCTCAGGATTTTGTAGGAGTTGTATCAATTCCTCAATGGCCTGCGTCGTTCCTTTCACGCCTCCGCCGCCTGAATCGCCTTCTAAAAGATCGTCAAAGGCATTTTTTAGTGCGGTAAGCGCCCCGCCAAGTGTGTTCCGTGCCGCCTCCGCGCTTCCGCCGAACTGGGTTTCAAGCTTGGCAAGGATCACCTTTTGGGCCCCGGCAATATCATTGACCGCCATCAACTCCTTGACAGTCGCCTTCTGTGCTTCGGAAAATTGAATACCAGACCGGGAAAGCGCGGTCATGCCGAGGACGGGGTCGTTTAGAGCCTTGCCGACTTGCAGTGCCGCTGTTTTCAGGTCTGTTTTAAGCGCTGTCGCAACGTTTAACACTGCCATCTGAGCGCGGGTGAACTCATCGCCGCCTATCCGTGTAAATGTCAGGAGAAGAGATTGCATCGAGATGATGGCTTCATCGCCGTAAGTGGTGATCTTCTGGAGTTCCGCCGCATACCCAGTCAGGTTTTGGGCAAGTTCAGGCGTATAGCGGCCCGTGGATTTCAGTGTCGCCTCAAGCTGAGCAACGGCCTGTTGCGCCTCTGACGCCGCGATTATAACGGCTCTAAACGCAGCTCCGATTGCTAATGCCGAGACAAGAGTCTTGAGCTGGCCGGCAACGCCGCTGAATGACCGGCCAACTTTATCCATCGCCCGTTGCATGCCGGTTGCGTTTTCCTCCACGGCTTTTTTGGCCTTGCCCATGTCGGAGCGAAAACTTGACCATCCAGCCGAAAGCTCAGCCCTTACTGACCCAATGGGTGTCGCCATAATATCCCTCTATGTCTTGAGCTCTTTCTTTGGTTTTCTCATTCCGAGCGCCTTTTTCAAGTCAGCTTCCATATTCGGATTACCCGCCTTTGGTTTGCTGATCATCTCGTTTAGCTTCGGCATCTTCTTTGCCCTCGTCAATGCGGCTATCATCCACGCTTGAGTATTCCTGCCGTCGGTTAACGCGGCAATGGCTTTGCGGGTCAAGTATGGAGTGAGCTCCCAGAATTCAACGGGGCTTATCCCCGCTTGAACAGCCGCGCAATACGCCTGCACAACCCAGCCGCCGGGAGGAGGCTTTTTTTTTCTGTCTCTTTTGGGATGGCCTCATTCCCGAAGTACGCCTGTTTCACTGCCGCATCTACAGCTCGGATGAATGGAACCATCGGAGGGGATGCTTCTATGATCCTCTCCGATGTCCATTCCGGTTTATCGATTCCGATAGCGGCTACGCGCGCAAGAATGTCATATTTGAAGAGGTTCGGCGAATCCCCGAACTCCTCTTCAACTTGCGCAAGCTGACGCCAGGTAAACTTAATGCCTACCTTTTCGCCATTGATCTCTACCAGCTTCACTATACCACCGTTCCCCTGATCGTTATCGCCCCGGTTGCGTCGGCGTCAATTTCCCCGGAAATAGAATAGTCGAGAACATACCCATCTTTCAGCGTGATCGCCGTGTTATCGGAGAATGTAATCTTGAAAGCAAGGTTTCCGGAGCCATTCGTGTATGCCGCCTTGACTGCATCCAATCCTGTGTCCGCATTGTCCCACAACAGGTTGAATGTCATGGAACCGCCGTCACGGATACCGCGCTTCCAGACTCTCTCCGTATCTTTAAGCGTAGTCCTGTCACGCTCCGAGGCTGTAGGGTTCATCGAGAAATTGGTAATGGTGCCGACCTTCGCAAAGGCAGCAGGGGTCATCTTAGCCCCATCCGTGTTGTCATTGATTGTCAGTGCGCTTGCATCGAGGTCAATGGCAAAGGTGTCTGTCGTGGCATATTTCACCACAAACTTCTTGCCGTTGATAGATGCCGCATCATCACCCGCAAACAAGGACGCCGTCACAAGATCGCCGTTAACCAGCCCATGCCCAACCGATGTCAGGATCATGGGGTTCGTAAGTGTTAAATCCGTTATGGTTTTCGCCGTACCGGTCGTCCCTGTCCCGATTTCTAAAGTTGTTCCTGTTGCATCAAGTATTGCCATTTTTTATTCCTCCTTTATTCGGTGTATCTCACCGAGTAATCTTGTATTATGCGGTGAGCATTCACCGCCTCTTCATATCCGTCAATCTCCGCTTGTGATAAACAGGAAAATGTAACGCCGTCTTTCGTGTGTTCCTTCCCGTCAAGCGCCTTCCTG